AATCATTGGATTGGTTACTTAATTAAAGAGGTATAAAATGGCTGATACAAGCTTATTTAGTAGACTACAAAGATTATTTAGTACAAATGTAATTGTACGTAATGTCGGAGGTAAACGATTAAAAGTTTCTGATACAAGTCGCACACAATCAACTTCAAAAAGTAATTTAGTTGATAGATATCAAAAAATATTTACAGGTGCAGGATTGAGTGGGTACTCAGATGCGTTGTTATCAAAATCAATGAGACTAAATCTATTTAAAGATTATGAGTCTATGGATACTGATGCTATACTTTCATCAGCACTTGACATTTATGCAGACGAATCTTCAATGAAATCTGAGTATGGTGATGTTTTAGATATAAAAACTGATAATGAACAAATCAAAGAAATATTACATAATTTATTTTATGATGTTTTAAACATAGAATTTAATTTATGGCCTTGGATTCGTAATATGACCAAATATGGTGATTTCTTTTTACAATTAGAAGTTACTGAAAAATATGGTGTTACAAATGTAACTCCTATGTCTGCTTATGATGTTGCTAGGTTAGAGGGACATGATGAAGATAACCCACAATTGGTTCAATTTATGTTAACTCCACAAGGAGATAGTAACAGACACACAGGCAAAACTAGAGAAACACAAACATTTGAGAACTATGAGGTAGCTCACTTCAGACTTCTATCAGATTCTAACTATGTTCCTTATGGTAAGTCTATGTTAGAGGGTGGTAGAAAGGTTTGGAAACAGGTTACTCTTATGGAAGATGCTATGTTGATTCATAGGATTATGAGAGCTCCTGAAAAGAGAGTATTTAAGTTGGACATTGGAAACATTCCACCAGCAGAAGTTGATAATTACATGCAACAGGTAATCAATAAGATGAAGAAGGCTCCTGTTATTGATGAAAAGACAGGTGACTATAACCTTAGATATAACATACAGAACTTAACAGAAGATTTCTTCTTACCAGTTCGTGGTGGAGATAGTGGAACATCTATTGAATCTTTAAGTGGTTTAAGTTATGATGCTGTTGATGATATTGAATACCTAAAGAACAGATTACTTGCATCTTTAAGAGTTCCAAAGGCTTTCTTAGGATATGAAGAGGGATTAGGTTCTAAAGCTACATTGGCTGCTGAGGATGTTAGGTTTGCTAGAACTATTGAAAGAATACAAAGAATCGTTGTTAGTGAATTAACAAAGATTGCTGTTGTTCATCTATACTCACAAGGGTTTAGAGATCAAGAGCTTGTAAACTTTGACTTAGGTTTAACAAATCCATCTACAATCTATGAACAGGAAAAGATTGAATTGTGGAATAATAAAACATCACTTGCATCATCTATGTTGCAGGATGGATTAGTATCTACGGAGTGGATATACAAAAATATATTTAAGTTTACAGATGAACAAATCAAAGAAACCGATGAACAGATTACATTTGACTATAAAACCAAGTTTAGACGTAACCAAATAGAAAGCGAAGGTAACGATCCTGCTAAAAGCGGTGAGTCACAAGGAACACCATCGGATATGGCTATGGGTAGAACTGGTCATGAGTTAGATAACAATGGTGGTTCAGAAGAAGGTGGTCAGCCAGGCGCTGGTCGTCCTAAAGAAGCTAATAAATATGGTAAGGATAGTGGTGCTAGAGGAAGAGATCCGTTAGGTGCGCATGATAAAAAGATGGCTTATGGTGGAGTTGCTACAAAACATTATGAGAATTTATTTAAACACTTAGGTAAGAATGGAAAAGAACTACTCTCAGAGGCTAATGAGTTAGAAGATGAATATAAATCGGAAGTATCTTCCATTAATAATGAGAAAAACTGAGTAGTCATATATTTATATATGAAGAATTATATAAATGATTGGAGTTTAATATGAGTTCAAAGACAAAGCATTCAAAAATCCGTAACACAGGTATATTATTTGAGTTACTAACTCGCCAGATTACGGTTGATGTGTTAAATAACGATAAGAAAGGCTCTGCGGCTAATATACTGAAGAACTTTTTTAATAAAAACACAGAATTAGGTAAAGAATACGAACTATACAGAGTTTTAACTGTAGAGAATTATAAGTCAGAAACAAAAGCCAATCATTTAGTAGATGCGGTTTTAACTGCTCGTACTAGACTAAGCGAAAGTTCTTTAAAAAGAGAGAAATATAATTTAATTAAAGAAGTTCGCTCTAAATACGATATAAATGATTTTTTTATGGCTAGAATATCAAATTATAAAGTAAGTGCTTCAATTTATAAGCTATTTTCTATAAATGAAGATACAAATCCCAAGATGGAAACAGAATGTCGCTTTACGATAGTAGAGAACATAACAAGAAAAAGAATTTCAGAGAAAACAAAAGAGAATGTTATGGTTGAGGGATATAGAAAGCAAGAAAAAGACTTGAGATTACTTGCTTATAGCATTTTAATTGAAAAATTTAATAAAAAATACAGTACTCTTAGCTCAAAGCAAAGGAATTTGTTAAAAGAGTACATAAACAACATTTCTAATACCAATTCTCTTAAAGAGCTCATTGAAAGTGAAACAATTAAGGTAAAAAAAGAACTCCAATCACATTTACCTAAAGTTTCAGACAAAGTTACGAAGATTAAACTCAATGAGGCTATAAATCAAGCAGAAACTCTTATGAAGGGAAGAATTGTTGAAGATAAGCAAGTAGTTACACTAATGCGCTATTATCAATTAGTTAAGGAGCTAAAAAATGTCTAAAATGGATAAACTCAAAGAAATTATTCGTGAGTTAATCAAGAAAGAGCTTGATGAGGCTACTACTTCTGGCGCTACGCCTGGATATCAGACCCCAAACGCTTTTTCAGACAAATCTTCTAGTGATAAGAAAAAAAAGAAGAAAATGGCTACTAACTCCACAACTTATACAGTAGTTAAAGAGGGAAGGTATCATGATTACAGAAATGATGATACTTTATCACCTAAACAAAAAATTGGACATTCAATGAGAGAAGTTCGTGACGGATTAAATGGTTTAGAAAAACTTGTCAAAATGAATGTCAAGTTAAAAAATGAATTAAAAGTTAATTCACAGTCATATTGGAAAAATACACATAAGGCATTAAATAAAATAAGTGAGAGGTTAGTTAAACTAGCAAATAAAGTCGGACAGCTACAGTAAACAACCCATTATGGCGTTTGATGATAAAAAGAAATCCTATATGGATACTCTTTTCAGTATCTCTACATTGTTAAAACGATGGCAGATAGAAATACAAAGAAAGGATGTAACAAAGAATTATATGTTAAGGAGACTTAACCAATGGATAGAACAATTGGAAAGTCTCAGAAAAGAAATAATGATGGAGAAGGATTGATGAAAATATTAAAATCATATAAAGATATGATGAAAGAGTTTATCAACGAGGCTGAAGTTGATGACGATAAAATCATCAAGTATAAAAAGAAAGATGGTGAACAAGGTGAAATGAAAGCTAGTTCAGCCAAGACAATGGAGAAAGACCATCCAGCTAAGATAGCTTGGGATGATATGCAATCTGATGATAGCGATGAAAAGGAAAAAGGTAAAGATTTAGGAGCTGGTGATTTTGAAAGACCAGGTACAGAAAAACCAAGTGGTGATAAACCAAGTGGTGAACCAGAAGATGGTGGCGAATTAGGGAAAGATGAATTTGGGAATGTAACTGGAACTGCAGAACAATGGAAGTCTGGGGAACATGATGAAGCTGCAGCCGCAGAATACGAAGATTATCCAGCTGGTATTGAATATGATATGGCTCAGGCTCAGAGAGATGATAAGCAAAATGAGAGATGGTATAAAGATGGTGATATAAGTCAAGAAAAATATGAAGAGAAACATGCTGAAGCCGCCGCGGCTATGGAAAAAGTATTAGCGGCAAAAAGACATATTGAAAAACAAAAAGGTGGTGAAGAACCAAGTGGTGATGATTTCTTAGTACCAGGAGCAGGTGATCCGGGTGATGTTGGTATTGGTGAATTGCCCGATAGGTCTGGAGAAAAAACAAAAAAAATAGATAAGCAACCAGGCAGAGAAACTTTAAAAAAATTAAGTAGGAAAGATTTAGCTAAGTGGAAGGTGGCTGGGTTTGATGACGATGGAAACTATTTAGGAAATGAAGATTATGAGTATGA